ATAGACGGCAGGCTCATTTATGACGAGTATCCTGCTGAGGAATATAAGTATTTCTCGCAGTTATCAAGACTTGGCTACAAGAACAGGCATGAGGGGTGGTCGAAAGAGATATGCGAGGACAAGCAGGCAGAATACAAGCGGGAGTATCTTCATAGCAAAGAGCGAAACGGCAGGTTTTTCAGGCAAGCCTGCATAATGCAGGAGAATATCCGCAGAGGGCAGACAACGGTCTGGAAGATAAACAAAACGCAGGACAGAGAAGAAAAGCTCAAATACGCATTGCAGGCACTGGAGCTGATACTCTGCGACGAGGGACTTGCGAAACATAACGGCGTAAACATACCTGAATATGCAGGCTGTGAATACTGCAATGGAGTGACAGAGTGGAACGAAAAGCTTGGTGCAGACGGCAAGGAAGTCCGCTTTGAATTCTGTCCTGTTTGCGGAAGAATGATCGAGGAGGGATAGGGATTGACAATACAAGAAAAGATATCACGCTATCAGCTGATACCAAAGCTCATAGCCAATCTTGAAGAAAACAGGGCAAGGATACTGAATGGGAAAGCCGTATGCTATGACAAGAATGACAGTTCGGCAGGAACGCCAGGCAACACAGCCGAAAGCTCAATGCTGAGTTATGCCTGCAAGGGTGAGAAACAAAAGGAGCTGAGCGAAGAGCGTGCAAGGCTCACGCAGGAGATACAGTCTGAGATAGACGAAATGTTCTGCAATGAGGAAGCTGAAACCATAGATACTGCAAGGATAATCAAGCTGTATTTCATCAACGGCATATCGGTGAAGAAGATAGCTCACAACTATATTTTCAGAGATTACAAAACTGTGCTGAGAATGTTTCACAATGGCTGTGAGAAATTAAATATACCACACAAGACCACTCAATACCACTTGCAGGAACGCACATAGTATGATATCATTACAATAGCCAATAAGGCAAGCAAACATTTGCGGACCTCCATAAAAAGTCCGACGGGGCGAAAGCTCCGTTTGCAGGTCGAGAGCGTGCCAGCTCAACATCTGCTCCACCATTTACAAAACTCCTTATAATATTTTCACAAGGGCGGCTGCATTTTGCGGTCGCTTTTGCGTTGTGTCGTAAAAAGTTCATAAATGTCGAATTTTTGATATACTGCATAAAAAAGGCAATTGATTTTTATGCAGTAAATAGAAATTCGGTGCATTTCGTTGATTTTCGCTCTGATTAGTGATATAATATAGAAAATACTATTGATTGGAGATTGTATTTATGCATATAAAACTAAAAGAATACCTTTTGCTTTTAAAGGAAAAATGCGAACAAGGAAACCAAACGCCAAGTGATTTTTCGAATTTAATTAACTTAATTCGTGATTTAAAATATGATATTGATGATGCTGAAACTACATCGCTGCTTGACATAGTATATCATGTTTTGCTTGAAGATGTAGAGTTAATAATAGAGAATGACACATGGTGTGAGCAAAATGGTGACTATTTTGCTGGAAATATGGTTCCCAAAGACAATGATATTTCACGAAAGTTTACTAGAAAATATTCAGATATTTTTAGAAGCAAAAATTTTCATTTATCAATAATCACAGCTGAACTCCGTGATATAATTGATAATTATGAAGCATTAAAAAGTGACTTTTATTTAAGAAATCCAGAAGTTGTTTTAAGAGACGATGTAATGGTAAAAGATTATGATCTATTTGCTGATAAAGGTACAAAAATAGCGAATAATTTAAAAACAATACTTAAATAATAAGGCTTCATTTATTAAACTAATTCAAGTTGTACAAACAGTACAAAAAAGACTATCTAAAGTAGAAAAATAAATTTTAAGCAATAAACTGATTTCGTTTTTAAAACGGGGTCAGTTTTGTTTTTCTTCAGAAAGGACGGTGCCCCAATGACAGCACGGCAAAAGAAATTTGCAGAATACTATGCTCAGAGCGGCAACACCGTTCAGAGTGCTATAAAGGCAGGATACAGTGAGAAGTATGCGAAAGCTGACGCCTGCAAAATCCTAGATAATCCTAGTGTTGCGGAGTATATCCGTATGCTGTCCGAGAAAGCTCAGGACGAGCGTATAATGACCGCAAAGGAGAGGCAGGCACTCTTGTCAGATATCGCAAAGGACGGCAAGAATGACCCTGCTGACCGTATCAGAGCCGTCGATACCCTCAATAAAATGACAGGAGAGTATGTGGCTAAGATACAGGCGGAGGTCAAGACCTCTGAAAAGCTTTCAGACGTTTTCGCTCAGATAGGCGGTGAGGGGCTTGACGAGTAAGTTTCCCCTGTCGCAGAAGTATATGGACTTCATCAACAGCGTTCGGGGTGTGTCTGCGGATTTTCTTGAGGGGACTACCGCAAGCGGCAAAACAACTGTGGGCGCAGGCATAAAGTTCATGCGTATGGTGTCGGCAAGCCGAAAGAAGCTTCACGTCATTGCCGCTAAGACTACGGGCAAGGCTGAGGAAACTATCATTCAGCAGGATAACGGCATTCTTGACCTGCACACCAATGCTCGGTACTTCGGCAACGGTGATAAGGACTACAAACTGCCGCATATCAAGTTTGAGGGCAAGATAATCTATGTTCTGGGATATGACAACAAGGATAAGTGGGAAATGGTGCTGGGCGCTCAGTTCGGCTGCGTTTATATTGACGAGATAAATACCGCTGATATCGAGTTTGTCCGTGAGATGTCAACCCGTAACGATTACCTTATGGCGACCCTTAACCCTGACGACCCCTCTCTTCCTGTGTATAAAGAGTTTGTAAACCGTTCACGTCCGTATCAGAAATACGCCTGTGACGTGCCTGCGGAGATAATGAAAGAGCTTACAGAAGAACCTGTACCCAATTGGCGGTATTGGTTCTTTACTTTTCGTGATAATCTTTCACTTACTGATGAGGATATCAAACGGAAAATGGCTGCCGCTCCGAAAGGCACAAAGCTGTATAAGAACAAGATACTCGGTCTGAGAGGACGTGCAACAGGGCTTGTGTTTGACCTGCAAAAGCGAAATATCTTGACAGCAGAGCAGGCGAAAGCTTTCAATTATGTGTACTTCTCAGCCGGGCTTGACACCGCTTATTCGCAATCCTCACCTGATACCATAGCGTTCACCTTTGTGGGCATAACGGCTGACAGAAGGTGCGTTACTCTTGACGAGGAAGTGTATAACAATCGTGACAGACAAGTACCGCTCACGCCCTCCGACATACCAAAGATATTTACAGTATTCTTGGAGAAAAACCGCAGGACGTGGGGCTTTGCACGAGATGTGTATATCGACAGCGCAGATCAGGCGACCATACTTGAATGTCAGAAGTTCGGGCGGCTCACAGGCAGCATATATAATTTTATCCCGGCATTCAAGAAAACGAAAATAATCGACCGAATACACTTGCAGTCAGCTTGGCTGGCGGCAGGTGATTTTTATATCCTTGAGCATTGCAAGGAGTACGCAGGCGAGCTTAACATATACAGTTGGAAAGAGGATAAGGCTGAGCCGGAGGACGGCAACGACCACCTTATCAATTCCTGTCAGTATGCTTGGCTGCCGTATCGTGACAAGATAGGAAGTGTGAAGATTGATTAAATTCAGCATAGGAAGCAAGGTGAAAAATATGATAAGAAACTGGCTTGATATCCAGCCTGCACCCGAATACAGTATAACTATCACAGAGAAAACAGGTTTTATGACCGATGTGATAAGGTCACAGCTTTGGTATCGTGGTGACGCCGCAGAGCTTTCACAGTTCTTTCGTCAGCTTAACTTAGGCACAAATTCATTCTGGAGCAGCGTCCCTGAGAAAGAAAAGATACGCAAGATACATAGCGGTCTGCCTGCAATAATCGCCGATACGCTTTCATACATTGTCTATTCTGATATGGACGATATCAAGGTCACAGGGGACAAAGCAAAGGCTGATTTTGATAATATTTCCGAGCATATAGACTTCACAGAGCTGACAGGCAAGGCGATAGTTACCGCACTTGTTGACGGAGACGGAGCTTTCAAAATATCGGTGGATACTGAGCTTTCTGATACGCCAATAGTCGAGTTTATCGGTGCTGACAAAGTGGAGTATAACTTTGTACGAGGTCTGCTGAACGAGGTCGTTTTTCATTCTGTGCATTATGCAGGCTCAAAGAGATTTCACCTTGAAGAGCATTATGGCAAGGGATATATAGAAAGCCGTCTGTATGACGATAACGGTCACGAGGTCGGTTTGGACAACGTGCCTTGTCTTGCACAGATACCGCCTCGAACTGAGTTTGAGGGTGAGTATATAATGGCTGTGCCACTGAAATTCTTTTCATCACGAAAATATCCAAACAGGGGCAAGAGCATTTTTGACGGCGGTAAGTCTGATTGCTTTGACGCTTTGGACGAGGTGATCTCACAATGGTGGGACGCTATCAGAGCAGGCAGGGTAAAGCAGTATATCCCCGAAAGCATGATACCTAGAGATCCTGCAAGCGGTAAGCTTAAAGCGCCTAACCAATTCGGCAACAGTTACATAAGCATTGACCCACCGCTTTCGGCAGAGGGTGCAGCGCCTAAGATAGAAGTAGTTCAGCCTGATATCAAGTATGAAGCGTTTGTGGCAAGCTATACAAATTGCCTGCTTATGTGTCTGCAAGGGCTTGTATCTCCTGCCACGCTTGGCATAGATGTTGGCAAAATGTCAAGTGCAGACGCTCAGCGGGAGAAGAAAGACGTCACAGGCAACACCCGAAATACTATCACAACGGCTCTTGAAAAGGCTCTGCCGCAGCTTGTTTCTGCGGTGCTTATGACCTATGACAATATGCAGGGCAAAGCCCCTGAAACTTATGAGGTGACAGTTGACTTCGGCGAGTACGGTGCGCCTGACTTTGACAGCAGAGTTGAAACTGTGGGCAAGGCAAGCACGTATGGTATTATGTCAGTTGAAACGCAGGTGGAGGAGCTGTGGGGCAGTTCTAAAGAGGACGATTGGAAAGCCGCAGAGGTCAAGCGGATAATGCAGGAAAAGGGTCTTACAGAGGGTGAGCCTACTGCGGTAGGTGATGAGTACGGTCCTCGCCCGGACGGGGCATTATAGTTTCCGTACATTTGAATTTGTTTAACCCCTGTTGCTATCAACTACTTGGAGGTGGTCAGTATTCTCAGCTTCAAAGACATCGCAAAGATATTTGAGGAGATAGAGCTAAGGCTCATATCTTCGTTGAAACGCAATCTCAAAAGGCACAAGGCGGAGGAACAGCGTTACGGCTTTGAATGGTCTGCTTGGCAGGCTGAGAAACTGAAAAATATGGAGAACTTCCGCCGTGAAAACCTCGACATTATGAACGAGTACGTTGACGTTATCGACGATCAGACAAGACAGCTTATGACGGAGCAGTTTCAAGAGGGTCAACAGCAGGCACAAAGGAGCGTCCAGGAGCTTTCTGACGAGCCTATAACACCTATCCCCGACAAGCATTTCTTTGGCGTGAACGAAAAAAAAATGGCAAAGCTTATGGAAGACGTCACCACCCTTGAAAAGACCGCTGAAACAGCCGCTCTGCGAATGACAGACGATATTTACAGGCAGACTTTGAATAGGGTACAGCTTGCAATGGGAACAGGCTCTATGACGCTTAACGAGGCTATCGACCTTGCCACAAGGGACTTCCTCGACAAGGGCATAAACTGTATCGTATACGCTGACGGCAAGCGAGTGAACATTGCCGACTATGTGCGAATGGCTCTGCGGACAACTTCCACAAGGGCGGCATTGCAGGGTGCGGCGAAACGCTTTGCAGAGCTTGGGTATGATACGGTGCTTGTGTCGCAGTATGGCGGCTGTTCAAAGACCTGTGAGCCCTGGCAAGGTCAAGTATACATTGATGATGTGTTCACGGTATGGGAGGGGGAAAAGGACGAGTTTCAAGGCAAGTCAAATTACTGCGGTGAGTGGTTTTGGCTGCTGTCGTATGCCGTAAAGAACGGGCTTTTCCACCCAAACTGCCGTCACACAATGACGCAGTATATACACGGCAGAACGCAGATACCTGAGCCGATACCGGCGGAGAAGATAAAAGAGCAGCGAGAACTTGAGCAGAAACAGCGTGCAATGGAGCGGAAAGTCCGCAAGCTAAAACGCTTTGCGGCAGGCACTCTCGACCCCGACACAGCAAAAGCCTACCGCAAGAAAGTAAGGCAGGCACAGCAGGAATTGAAAGCCTTTATAAACGCTAACAGCGAAGTTCTGCGGAGGGATTATTCTAGGGAGAAAGTGTATGGCGGCTTGACAGAAAAGGAAAAAGATGATAAAATTGAATTAACAACATCTAATGGAATTGGTGTAACGAAATTTTCAAAACATATGGAAGAGCGAGCTTCCGAAAGAAAGGTTTCTGTAAATGATATAAAAGATGCACTTATAAACCCGCTGTATATTGATGAAATTAAAATTGATAGTTTGGGCAGACCAAGCCAACGATTTATTGGTGAGAAAGCAACTGTTAATGTAAATCCCCAAACTGGAACTATCGCAACTATATGGAAAACAGGCAAGAACAAAATCAACAAGTACAAAAGGAAGTGATTATAATGTCAGAAAAACAAAAAGAGTTTCTTGTTTCTATTGGTATTGACCCAAATGATGAACTTGATGTCATAGAAGATAAAGTTGGTGATTACCTGACTTTGAACTGTTTGGATGAAAATTATAATCCAAATGAAGAAGGCTTGATGTGCGAAAGTATTTTGGATTATATCGGTCAGTTATAAATCTAACCGCTCCGCTACGGCGAGGCGGTATTTTTATACCCAAACATCGGAACTAAGCACCTTAACGGGTGCTTTTTTCATACACAAATTTAAGAAAGCGAGGTCAGAAAATGGACGAGAAAAAGAAATTCCCTGATGAGGAGGAGAAGAAAACTCCCGACACTCACGAGGAGAAAAAGGACGAGCCAAAGGCTGAGGAAAAGCCTGCGGACAAGGCAGATGAGAACTCTGCCGACAAGGATCAGCCTGCGGTGGACGATAGTCAGGCTGACGAGAACGGTGAGGGTGCTGATAAGCCTGCAGAAGATAAGCAGGAACAGCCAAGCGAGGATAAGCCCGACAAGCAGGACAATGCCGAGAACGCACCTGACGAAAAAGATCAGGAGATACTCAGACTCAAAACTCAGATAGCCGCTATGCAGCTTGGTATCAAGCCCGACTGTATCGAGGACGCTGTTGCGGTGGCTGAAAGCTATGTGAGAAACGGCAGTCAGCAGGATATCAACGCCGCCCTTTCTGCGGTTGTGAAGAAGTATCCGGATATGAAAGGCGAGGGCGATAAAAAGTCCGACTGCAAAAAGCAGGGAGGTTTCAAGGTCGGTGCAGGATCTTCGGATACTGATGAAAAGAAGCCACAGAGCAAACCAACAGCGCAGAAACGCTGGAACAAATTCAAGTAAAAACAGGAGGAATGAATCATGCCAAATCTTAATTATGCAGAAGTATGGAACCCCGAACTCTTGGAGATAAGGATCCAGGAAACACTGTCAAGCCCGTTCATCACACAGAACGTTAGGTGGCTAGACGCAAAGACTTTCCACTTCACACAGATGTCAACATCAGGCTACAAGAGCCACAACAGAAACGGCGGCTGGAACACAGGTAAGTATGTTCAGACGGACGTGCCTTTCACACTCACACACGACCGTGATGTTGAGTTCCTTGTGGATAAGGCTGACGTTGACGAAACGAACTCATCAGCGTCTATCAAGAATATCTCAGAGGTATTTGAGAAAACACAGTCTGCTCCCGAAACGGACGCTCTGTTCTTCTCAAAGACAGCTCAGAGAGCGGCAGAGCTTGAGGGCTATCACTCATCAACAGCCGCTTCATCATACACAAAGGGTAACGTGTTCGACAAGCTCAAAGGCTTTCTTTCAGCAGGCAAGCTGAGAAGATACAAGTCTAACGGCTCGCTCATTATGTATGTGACTTCCACAATTATGGACCTGCTGGAGCAGTCTGACAAGTTCACACGAAAGATAGAAATGACGCAGATCGCAGAGGGAGGACTTGGTCTTAGAACAAGAGTGACCGACATTGACGGTGTGCCTATCATGGAGGTCATTGATGATGAGCGTTTCTATGACCGCTTCAACTTTGACCCTGAGGACGGCGGCTTTGAGCCTTGCGCTGCAAGATATTTAAAGACCGCTGATACCGATATCGTGAGCGGCAAGGAGTATTACACCGAATCAAGCGGCTCTTACACTAAGGTATCAGGCACACCGAGCAAGTCTGCACTTGATACCTACTATGAAAAAGTCGCAGGTTCGCATAAGATAAACGTGCTTATCGCAACACCTGAGACCACAAAGATAGTGCCTAAGATCAACAGCATTTACAGCTTTGCTCCGGGCGGACACACAAAGGGTGACGGCTGGCTCTATCAGAACAGAGCGTTCTCAGATGTTTTCACTTTCCCAAACGGCAAGGACGGAAAGATAGACAGCATTTACGCTGACGTTGACACAGCAGAGTACAGCGAGTAAGGGGTGAGGGATATGTACCTCACCTCTACTGAGTTTTGCAATATCTGTCCTGAGTGTGATATCTCCGAAGAACAGTTCTCAGCTATTCGGCAAAGAGCAGAAAGCGATATCGACACGCTGACTTTCAACCGCATAACAGCAGAGGGCATTGACAGCTTTACAGACTTTCAGAGAGAGCGTATAAAGCGTTCCACAGCATTGCAGATGAAATTCATCTATGACAATTCGGAGCTGTTAGAAAGCCCTCTGAGCGCTTACAGCATAAGCGGAGTTTCAATGTCATTCGATAAGTCAAAGGTGGTATCTCTTGACGGCGTTATCACAACACGTCAGGTCTACAATGTGCTTATGCAGACAGGACTATGTTATAGGGGGCTGATGTGATGAAGTTTCCTCAGCTTGTACCTGAAAGGGTATGCAAAACGCCCTGCAAGGTCTATCGAACGGACGGACTTAATCGTGACGGCTCAAAGAAGCAGACGGTCATATTTGAGGGCAAATGCTTTCACTCTGAGAAGTCAAGGCAGAAATTATCCGCAGAGAAACAGCTTATAACCTTGTCAGGCGAGGCTCTTTTCTGCGGAGATATCGCCCCTGATAACGCTGTTATAGAGGGCTATGCGGTCATAGGCGGCAGGACGTACAAGATATATGGCTCTGAGAAAGCCAAAGACCCTGACGGCAGGGTGAATTACACAAGATTGGAGCTGATATAGTGGGCATTGAAATAAAGCTTGATATGCAGGCGATAAAGGCTATCGAAGACGCCGCTGTGAAGTCCGCTGAGGTGGCTATGGAGCAGGTGAGGGCAGACCTTGTAAGTGCTCAGACAATGCCGTTCGATACAGGCGATATGCAGAATAATCAGACCTTTGTCCACGCTGACGAAAGCGGTGCAAGTCTTGTGACAGGCTCTCCGCAGGCAAGACGTTTGTACTATCACCCTGAGTATCATTTTCAGAAAGGCAATAACCCTAACGCAGGTGCGGCTTGGCTTGAACCATATATCACAGGCAGTAAAAAGGACCTTGCCAAGAATGAGTTTGTGGCAGAGTTCAAAAAGAGGACAGGCGTATGACTTTACTTAACATAGCGGATATGCTGAGCGATATCCTTGACTTGCAGGACGTGTATGCAGGCACTATTGACGGCAACCTTGACAAGTGTATAGGCGTGTACAACGCAAAGACCTCAAAGCCACAGCGTATCTGCATAGGCGGAAAAGCCTGCACAAAAACACTTGAAAAACATATCTCGGTGCTTATTCATTGGACTGATACTCCCACGCAGGCAGAGATAAAGGCTCAAAGCGTTCTTGATATCCTATCCGATATACGTCAGCATAAGGCTGACGGCTTTATGGTAAAGTATCTCGAATGCAAAGAGCCTGTTTCTGTTGGCAGGGACGAGCGAGGCGTGTGTGAATATGTTATCGAGGCAACAGTATATTACGAAAGGATTGAATGAGTATGGCAAACACAACAGGAGTTTATCCCGTATATGAAAACCAGTTCAAGATAGACAAGACAGGCGGCGACGGCTCGACAGAGAGCAATCTTGTGACTATTGCCGATATGGAGAGCTTTTCAGTATCCATTGACGGCAATATCGAGGAGTGGAAGCCTTTTGATCAGCAGGGGTGGACAAGACGTTTGCTCACTGGTAAGTCTATCACTATCAGTATCTCAGGCAAGAGAAACGTCGGTGACGCAGGCAATGACTACATCGAGAGCCTTGCACTCAAAACAGGTGCTGCGGCGACCACAACCCTTGTGTGGAACTTTCCAAGCGGAGCAAAGCTTGTTATCAAGGGCGTTGTCAGCGTAACAGAATGGGGCGGCGGAGATTCGACAGCAGTTGCGCCGCTTGCGTTCGACTTTGCTTCCGACGGCAAGCCTGAGTTTACAGAGGCGGCAGCATAAACAACAATATTTGACAAGAAAAACTATCTGTGATATAATAACTTTGGGTACTGCAAATAACGGTAGGCGGTTTAAATAATCCTCCAAAAGCCTCATGGCTAAGGAGGTGAGCGACACATGAGCGTTATGGAAGTCTTAACTTTACTTCTACTTATAACAAACATAATTGGGCTTGTGCTCAATGTCTGCAATAAAAAGAAATAACCGCCCTTCTGCCAAAGGACGGTTATGATTTAAATTGACCAACCGGAGGTAAACCGCTTATCGCAGTACCTCTCTTTATGTTCATTATATCACAGCAAAACAACAATGTCAAGCACTTCGTTCACAGCGGAGTGCTTTTCTTATACCCAAAATCAGAAAGGATAATAACTATGGCAAAGATGTATACACTCGACAGCAAGCTTCTTACAGGTACACCTGAGATAAGAGTAGGCGACAAGGTCTACCCTGTGGACGACAGGCAGAAAACTGTCAAGAAGATACTTGATATCTGCGACAAGAACGCAGAGAAGAAAGACCTTGATATGATAGACGAGGTTTTCAAGCTTGCGTTCGCACCAAAAGACTACAAGGAGATAGAGGCAATGAATATGCCTTGGGCGGCATATCAGCAGCTTTTCACCCTTGTTATCTCAGCGGTGACAGGCGAGGACGCAGAAAAGACAGAGGCTCGATTTCCGCAGGAAAACGCAGAGTAAGCTTGAAGAAAGCTGGTACGATCTTGACTATGACCGAGAGCTTATCATACAGTCCATTGCAAAGCAGTACAATATCCTGCCCTCAGAGCAGGAAAATTTGCATTACAGCGATTGGTACAGGCTCGTTGCAGGGCTTATGCACGATACGCCGCTGGGTCAGATAGTTCGTATCAGGAGCGAGGACAACAAGGATATCATAAAGAATTTCGACAGATATGAAAAGCAGATACGCTCAGAGTGGACGGCATTCAGAAACCAGAAAGCAAAGGAAACGTTCACAGAGCAGGACAAGCTTGAAACTGCGAGATACTTTGAAAGGCTGTTCAAGGAAATGTTCGGAAAGGCAGGTGATAAGTAGTGGCAGACGGAGCAAGCGTTGGTGTTATATCTCTTGACCTTGTGATAAAAAACAAGGTGCAGGAACAACTCGACAGGATATCTGCAAGCATACAGAACAGCTTTTCAAAGCCAGTAGAGCAGGCTGAGAAAGCCGTTGAGAACGCTATGGATAAGACCACTAAAGCCATAGACGAGGGCTTTGGCAGTGCTTCGGAGATCGCTCAGAAGAGTATGCAGGAGGCTGTTGAAAAGGCAATGGCTGAGTATGATAAGCTGGGCAAAAAAGCGCAGGAAGCGGCAGGGCAGACAGATAATATCAAGCCTAAAACTGTTCAGGTGAACTATGACCCTGAGTATGACACTACAAAGGTCGAAGCTGAGGTCAATGAACTAACGGATAAGATAGTTCAGAAAATGCAGGACAAGACTAAATCAAGTTCTGCGAAGATAAGTCAGACAGCAGCGGAAACGGCAAACAAGTCAGCCGAAAGCGTTTCAGAGCAGACAACAAAAATGGACGATATTATCGCAGGCTTTGCTGAAAGTGCCGTGCAGAAAATAAAGACTGTTGCAGGCAGGATAAAAAGCGGTATCGGCTCAGCTGTAAGCTTTGCAGGCAAGGCGGTGAAGTCAACTCTTGGAGGAGCTTTCAAGACAATGCGTTCAGCAGGCTCGAAGGCTGTTGACGCAGTTAAATCCAAATTCAGCAGGCTTAAAACAACTATCGACAGCACTTCAAAACCGCTGAGCAAGTTTACACATTCGCTCAAATCTGCGGCAAAAAGAGTGTTCTTAATGGCAGGCGTGCTTGTTTTGCTGAAAGGAATACGTTCCGCTGTTGCAAACGCTGTTTCAGGCAACGAAGAATTTGCCAAGTCTTTAAACGAAATAAAAGCAAACCTTACCATAGCTTTCACACCGATAATGAACACAGTTATGCCGTATCTCAATACGCTTATGACTGGCGTAGCGACGGCGACAAAAACTGTGGCGGCGTTTATCTCTGAGCTTTTCGGCACCACCTATCAGAAGTCCTTGCAGGCGACAAAGCAGGCGCAGAAGTCAGCGGAGAAGATAAAGAAAACTCAGGACACTTACCTTGCGGACTTTGACGTTGTAAGAGTTGCACCGGATCAGAGCAAGTCCGATACAGACAGTTCAGAGGGCGGCATTGATTACTCAGCCATAAACGGCGACAACGTTCAGCTTCCTGATTGGGCGGAGCGTATGAAAGACGCCATTAAGTCGGGCGATTGGGCAGGAGTTGGCTCTCTTGTGGCTGAAAAGGTCAACGGAGCTTTCGCATACATCAACTGGGACGGTATTCAGAAAAAGCTGAATGGCTTTGTGGATAAGCTTACAGACGGTCTGAACAGCTTTATAAACGGCGTGGATTGGACAGGTCTTGGGGACAGCTTCGGCGGCGGTATAAACACTATTTTTGGCGCAGGATACCGCTTTATGAAGAAGTTCGATTGGGCAGGCTTCGGCAAGGGTACGGCTAATTTTCTTAACGGCGGTATAAAGAAAACGAATTGGTCGCTTATCAGCAAGACCCTTGCTTCAAAATGGCAAGCTATCATCGACTATCTTTATTCGTTCGTTACCACCTTTGATTGGTCTGGCTTTGGTTCGTCCATAGGCACTTCTGTGAACGGCTGGTTTGATGAGATTGATTGGGGCAAGGCAGGAACGACTATTTCTGAGGGCGTGAAAGGTCTGCTTGATACGGCAATAAATTTCCTGCAAACTGTAAACTGGCAGGGCATAGGTGAAAAGCTGTGGACGTTCATTTCTACAATAGATTGGAGCGGCATTGCCACAAAGCTTTTCAAAGCCATAGGCTCAGCTATAGGCGGTGCGGTATCAGTGCTGTGGGGCTTTATCAAGGACGCTGTTTTCAGTATCCGTGACTACTTTACGGAGAAAATTAAGAACTGTGGCGGTAATATCGTTGAGGGGCTTTTCACAGGTATCGTTGACGCTTTCAAGGGCATAGGCACTTGGCTTTATGACCATGTTCTTACACCATTTATTGAGGGCTTCAAGAACTGTTTTGGTATTCACAGCCCTAGTAAGGTCATGGCTGAAATGGGCGGATATATCATACAAGGTCTGTATAATGCCGTATCTGAGGGTATTGCAAAGATAAAGGAGATCTTCACAAAGCTTCTTAACGCTGTCAAGGGCGTTTTCAAAGGCATAGGCAAGTGGTTCAAAAAGACCTTTTCAGACGCTTTCGGAGGCGTAAAGACCATTCTCAACGGCATTATAATGTTCGTCAAGAGCATTTTCACAGGCAATTGGAAAAAGGCTTGGCAGGGCGTAAAGAAGATCTTCAAAGGCGTGTGGGATACGCTTTACAGCGTTGTGAAAGCACCTATAAACCTAATTATCGGTGCAGTAAACAAAATGACCAGTGCTATTGAAAGTGCGGTCAACTGGATAATCGACGGCATTAACAGCCTGAGTTTTGATGTGCCTGATTGGGTGCCTGGCATAGGCGGAGAAACCTTCGGCTTTGATCTTGATACAATAAGCATACCTGAGATACCAAAGCTTGCAACAGGCGGACTTGCGACAGCACCGACCCTTGCAATGGTGGGCGATAACAGGAACGCAAAGGCAGACCCGGAGGTAATCTCACCTCTGAGCAAACTGCAAGGTATGCTTGATAACGGCAGGCTTGACGAGGTGTTAAGGGTGCTGAACGCTATACTTGATTGGCTGAAAGCTTATGACCCTGTGTTCTTCGGAACAGTTGACAGCAAGGTGCTTTTCAAGTGTATGCAGGACAGCAACAATCAGTATAAACGTAAGACGGGAGTGAGTGCATTTTGACAGGAACATTGCTAAAGATAAATGGCGTGTGGGTGACAGACCCTGACCCTGATAGCTGGAGCCCTGTAAACTGTTATGAGTGGACGGCAGGTTCAGGACGAGTGAATACAACAGGTCTGTTTGTGGGTGCAAGAAAGTTCTGCAAATACAAACTGCCCTGCAAGTGGACAATGCTTCCTGTCGCAGATTCAGCCGAGATACAATCCCTTATCGAGGACGGACCCGACTTTGTAGAACTGGAGTTTTGGCACAACGGCAAGTATTATTCTATATCTGCCAACGCAAGCGACTATGTACCGCAGGGGCTTGTCAGACTTGACGGTGGTGAGTATTACAAGAGCTGTACTGTCACATTCGCAGAGCGTTAGGAGGGCATATGTACACCATAGCAAGCAATGAGATAACAAGCAGGATAGAGAATTACAAAGCCTTGTGGGGTATGTGGATAGAGGACGTTCAGAGTGGAGCACCTGTGGCATATGATGGCATTCAGAACGTTCAGACGGACATTCAAGCAACCTCTCTGAGTGATGATATAGAGCTTGGAGCTGTCTGCTCTCAGAGTGTGACGGCGGAGCTTGTTGACGACGGAACTAAGTATCTTGGGAATGAGTATGTTTTTAGTTTGTATACAAAGGACGCAACTTCATCTGATACAAATGACGAAAAGATACCAATGGGACGTTTCACCTGCGTGAAGTCGAAAAAGTCGGGCGGCAGTGTTCAGCTGACAATGGCGGATAGGCTGTACTTCTCGGACAAGCCATATGTGCCGCATATCCCTATGCCAAACTGGAATAAAGCAGTTGAAGACGACATTTGCAGACAGCTTGGTTTGCAGAATGGAAATGATTATACGGAAGTCAGGTTACTGCGTGACAAGAACGGCAGGCGATTGATAGATAAGAACGGCAAGGTGCTGTACTCAAAATACTTTTACTTCAAGGTCAGCTCAGTGCCAAAAGACGTGACCATGCGACAAATGCTGTCCTATCTGGCTTCTGCTCAGGGGCAGTTTGGTTATGTTGACAGGTACGGAAAGTACGTCCGCAAATGGTACGGCTCGAGCGTGAAAACATTGGATAACAACACAATAGACCTGCCAACACTGTCTGAAAGGCAGAACGCTATCGTGGGCATTATCTGCAAAGTGAGTGATGATGTAACGCTGTCGCTTGGTGTGACAGATACCACGCAAGGACGTGTGCTAGAGTTTGAAAATCCATACATGACCGAATCACTTTTGCAATCTCTGTGGCGCAGGATAGGAGGCTTTTCGTGGTACACCACCGAATTGTACCACAGACTTGGTGACCCACGTTTCGACATAGGTGACGTGGTGACCTACACCAACGGCGCAGACAGCTATGACATACCAATAACGAATTTAGGATTTACCTTTGACGGCGGACTTTCAGCAGACATTTCTGCGGTAGGTCTGAGCGTTGAAGAACAGCTTTAAGGGGGCGAGATAATGGCTGATGAAAATGTGACATTGGCGCAGGATATCACCGAAAACGATTATCCGATGCAACACGCAGGTGAGGAAATCGATGAGATACTGAGCCGAGCCGGCAAGATACACTATGGTACTGTGGAATACAAGATGACGAAAGCAAATGCGCTTATGCGGATACCGCTTGAACTGACCTTTGCGCCTAAGCAGGTTATAGCAACGCTACGGCAGACAGACACACCAACACCATACAAGACGTTCTGTACTCACGTTAATGGGTCGGGAAAGTCGTACTATCTGAACGTCTGCATGGGAGATGGGGCAACAGGAATCGTGCCGACAGGAACATATTATGTTGATTATATTGCAATAGAGTAAAGAGGGGTGATTAAATTGACAATAACACTAAACACAGACTACGACGTAGCCCTAAGCACAGCCCTACTGGGCTATGTCGGTGAAACAAACGCTAGACCTGTATCGGTCGAGGGCATGGAGATAGACGGTGCAGACCGCTATGTGTTGACTATCGACTATGGCGATGGCGTGACGTATGAGGTCGATATCACAGGCGGACAGTGGACACCAACGGCAGATATCTTACGGTCAGCACAGACGGCAACATCAGCACAGCAGACCGAAGCCGACAAGACCATAACGACAGGCTACGCAAAGACCGCCAAGACCTGCGCTGACAGCACTGCGGCAGACAAACAGGCAGTGCAGACGTTGGCGGAACAGGTGACAGCCGATAAGGCTAATGTGGCAGAAAACGCCGCTAAGGTCGCAGAGGACCGCAAAGCTGCTGAAACTGCTGCACAGACAGCGCAGGCGGTGGCTGATAGTTTGCCTGAAGATTATGTTACGGCAGTTGCAAAGATTGCCGAAAATACAGCTGAGATAGCTAACGTGAAACTAACAGACAAGGAACTGCAAAGGCGTGTGGACGCACTGTTTGACATAGGTCAGGGTGTGACGCATAAATTTGAAACAGATACAGATACGGCATATCAGAAAGCTGTGCCGACTGGGGCGAAGCTGATGTCGGTGAAAAAAGTGGGTGGTAGGTCTATCGTATTTAACCAAAATTTTCAACCAAGAAAAGAAATCAACAATGGCATTACTGCAACCGCTGATTCTGACGGAACAATTACCCTGAATGGAACTACAACAGCATCATACATCAATTTTAGAGATGTCACGCCCGAGCAGAACAAGATAGGAAAATATGCATTCAAACTGCTGATTCTGAACAATCCTGACAACATAAGTATGAAATTCGGTTTTCTGAATCGAAGCAATTCAACCCCTGCAATTACCAGTGGTTCATCAACTGTGATTTATAATCAGACACAACATGAAATTTCACTAGGCAAGGCTACTGGAATTAGCGGATTTGTGGTCGGCACAGTTTTCAATGACGTTAAAATTAAAATTCAGATTTTCGATTTAACCCAAATGTTTGGCAGTGGCAACGAGCCTTCCACTGTTGAGGAATTCGAATCAATGTTCCCTAACGGTTATTACCCTTACAACGAAGGCGAATTGATGAGTATGAGCGTTAACAACGTGGTAGAACAAGGTAAAAACCTATTCGACTGTTACGGCTTTTCCTGCATAGCAATCTTAAACGTAAATGGCGAGCGAAAACTCAACAATAGTTACGGAACAACAATTTCTACAATTGAACCAACTAATAAAATTGTTGTAACACAGTCACAAGCCCCCGAAAGCGTTATCGCACATTCGAATAACGGGTGGTTCTGCGTAGGTATAAAAGGCATGGAACAGTCAAAAAGATATACATTTTCGTTTGACTTTACTACTACAAAAATGCTTATTCAAAATCCTGTTTTACAGATTTTAGTGAATGGAAGATTTCCAGAAGACGCTATCAACATAAGTGAATTAAATGTTAAGAAAAGAGTTTCTTTCACACTTGAATATACTAAAGTTGATGATAGGCAGTATATAGAGCTTCGATTAAGTGGCATGAGTGGTATTTTCGAGAATTTCCAACTAGATGAAGGAAGCACTGCAACTGCATATACTCCGTACTATACTCCTATATCATACACAATCCCACAAGCAATCCAAAATTTAGACGGTTACGGGTGGAGTGCTGGAACGGCACGAAACTATGTGGACTATGAAAATAAACGATACGTTCAGTGCGTGGGTAAATACACGTTTACAGGCAATGAGAATTGGGTTGCAAGCGGAGATAATCAGTATTATGCAGTGCTGAAAACGCCAGCCACTAAGGTTTCCGACATGAACAATAAATCGAATTGTCTAATGGCTACTATACCGACAGAAACTGTAAATAGTGTATATGGCGGTACAAAAACAGGTTTGGGTATCAATTTTCTGAACAACGTTTCCTACGCATATATCAGTGCAGATGATTATAACAATCGTGTCAGCAAGATAAATGGACAAGATATGTACTACGAACTAGCAACCCCAATCGTCACCGACATTTCAGACCTGATACCTGGTGATTTTCTGCGAAACGTAGAAGTCGAAGCAGGCGGTTCAATCACGTTCAAAAACAGTAATGGCGGCAGCTATCGCATACCTGTGCCGTCAGAAGAGGAATATATTGTCAAACTTTCAGAAGTAGGAGGTACAACATGACAGAGCTACAGAAGAAAATGATGAAAGCCGCAGGGCTGACGGAAGATAATTTCAGCAAACCAAAGGTCACCGAGATAGACAGGATAAAGGCAAACGTCGATTTTCTGGCTATGCTGAACGGTGTAGAATTGGAGGTGAGCGGTGATGAGTAAGAACTACGTCAAGGTCAAGAGGTACTATGACAGCCGTTTGTGGTCGGTTGCTATGGTAAACGCCGCCGTCGGCAAGTGGATCACGGCTGAGGAGTATGAGATGATAACAAAGGAGGTATACCATGAAGCAGAAGTTAGCGAAACTCATTGATGTAAAGTCCATTGTAACACTGTTCTTGACAGCGGTGTTCTGCGTGTTGGCACTGCGCCGCACGATTTCAGCAGATCAGTTCATCACGGTGTTTACTGTGGTGATATCGTTCTATTTCGGCACGCAGTCAGCCAAAAGAAAGTCAGGTGATGATGAGTGACGGAAGCGATAATAGTCGCACTGATAACGGCGGCTTCGGCGGTAGTGTGTCAGATTGTCATAGCATCTAACAGCCGTAAGACTATGCAGCAGGCGCAGTATGATAGCCAGAAAACGATACAACAGGCGCAGTATGATAGCCAGAAGCTTATCGAGTACAAGATAGACAAGCTGTCTGAGCGTGTGGACAAGCACAACAGTGTTATTGCTCGCACCTATAAACTGGAACAGGATTATGCTTTGATTGATGAGAAAATCAAGGTGGCTAATCACAGGATTGATGATTTAGAAAGGAAGTAATTTTATGGCAAAGACATTCAAGGGTATTGACGTTTCACAGTATCAGCAGAGCATTGACTTCAAAAAGGTAAAAGCTTCGGGGGTCGATTTCGTTATCATTCGTGCTGGCTTCGGCAAGTACGCAAATCAGAAAGACCCATATTTCGAGAGCCACTACAAGGCAGCTAAGGCGGCAGGGCTAAAGGTCGGTGCTTACTGGTACAGCTATGCGGCAACTGTCGCTGAAGCAAAGGCAGAGGCTCAGACCTGTATCAACGCTATCAAGGGCAAGACGTTTGAGTATCCGATATACTTTGACCTCGAGGAACGTTCACAGTTCGCAAAGGGCAGAGCATTTTGCAACAGCCTTGTCAAGACTTTCTGCAATGCACTTGAACACGCAGGCTACTGGGCAGGACTGTATATTAGCCGTTCGCCTTTACAGCAGTACATATCTGCCTCTGTTGCCAAGAGGTATGCCCTGTGGGTCGCTGAGTACGGCTCACGCTGCAACTACGGCGGAACATATGGTATGTGGCAGTACAGCTCCACTGGCAGAGTCAGCGGTATCAGCGGCAATGTTGATATGGACATCTGCTATGTGGACTATCCTGCGAAGATCAAGGCGGCAGGGCTGAACGGCTTTAAGAAGCAGGCTATCAGACCGACTAGCAAGCCGACTACAAGCTCCACAAAGAAGACAGTAACTTATACTGTAAAGCGTGGAGACACGCTCTCGGGCATCGCACAGCGCTACAAGACTACTGTTGCGAAGCTTGTCAAGAACAATGGTATCAAGAACGCTAATCTCATTTATGTGGGGCAGAAAATTAAGATAAAGTAG